TATTGAACAATATATGCAAAATGCTATAAAATCTGATAGGATTACAATTAATAATCAATTAGATAAAGCAGGTTTAAAAGAAGCCTCTGATTTAATTAGGAAACTATAATTATGGCAATTGCATCAACACTTACAACAAGTTTTAAAGTAGAGCTTTTAAAAGGTAATCATGACTTCGATACTGGAGCTGATACTTTTAAACTTGCTTTATATACTTCATCAGCTACTTTAGGAGCTACCACAACTTCTTTCACTACTACAGGTCAAGCATCTGGTACTAACTATACTTCAGGTGGAGCTAACTTAACAAATGTAACTCCAACAAGTTCTGGAACAACAGCTTTTACAGACTTTGCTGATTTAACTTTTGGTACTGCTACTATTACTGCTAGAGGTTGTATGATTTATAACAGCTCTGATAGTAACAAATCAGTAGCAACAATTGACTTTGGTGGCGATAAAACATCTACCGCTGGAGACTTTACTATTGTATTCCCAGCAGCAGCAGCTTCTACAGCGATTATAAGAATCGCCTAGCCTTAAATGGCTTTTATTAACGGTTGGGGTAGAGGCACTTGGGGTCAACTCGGGTGGGGCGAAGGCGCTGTACCAATCACTCTTACTGGATTAGCCGCTACATCAGCTTTAGGTGCGCCTGGGGTTAATGGTAAAGCAGTCGCATCAGTAGCTGGTTTAAATGCAACATTAGGCGCAGTTTCAGTCACAATCAACGCAGATGCTAATGCTACTCCATCAGGACTAGCAAGCACTTCAGCATTAGGAACAATAGCCAGCGTAACTGGTAAAGCAAACATCACTCCAGCCAGTCAGGTTGGAACTTCTGCTTTAGGTACAGTTACTCCACAAGCTGAAGCAAAAGTTTCTTTAACTGGAGCAAGTGCTACTTTAGGCAATGTTTCTGTACTAATTGATGCAGAAGCCACAATTATTATTAGCTCAGGTTTGGCAGGAACAAGTGCGTTAGGAACAGCAACAACTAAAACTGTCAATGTTGTTAGGATATCAACAGTTCAACAGGCTTTTGGAGAATGCCCACTTACATTAACACCAAACGCACAAGCAAAAGTTACACTTACAGGATTGTCAGCTACAGGAGAATTAGGGCATGTCTTTAAATGGGAGGATATTGATGAATCTCAGACTCCAAATTGGACAGATGTGGCCGCATAATTTAATATACAATAACCAACTAAAGATGGCATAATAAATGCTCAGAGGTAAAAGATGGCAGCTTATACAAACGATTTAAGACTAAAAGAAATTGCAACAGGTGACGAAAGCGGAACTTGGGGTACAAGTACTAATACTAATTTAGAACTTATAGCTGAGGCTTTCAGTTATGGAACAGAAGCATCTTTTGGTTCTGATGCAGATGCAACAACAACTATAGCAGACGGAGCAACCGATCCTGCTCGTAGTTTATATTTTAAAGTTACTTCAGGAGTTTCTTTAACAGCGACTAGGAATTTAACTTTAGCCCCAAATGATGTTTCTAAAATATGGATTATAGAAAACGCTACAACTGGCGGTCAATCCATAACAGTTAAACAAGGTTCAGGTACAAGCGTAACAATCACTAATGGTGCTGTTGCTGTTGTTTATTCTGATGGCGGTGGAGCAGGAGCGAATGTCGTAAATGCTTTAACAGATTTAAATGTTGCATCTTCACTTACTATAGATAATTCAGGTGTAGCAACAACAGGTAAAGCTATAGCAATGGCTTTGGTTTTCGGATAAAATTAGGACAATATTATGGCAAATCCAAATTTAGTAAATGTAACTTCGATATATGCAAATAGCATAAATGGAGCTTTAACAACTACTCTTACAACTGATTTATTAACTTGTGCAAGTGATAAGTTAATTAAAATAAATAGCATTATTGTTGCAAATATTGACGGTACAAATGCCGCTAATGTAACAATGGGAATTATTAAAAGTGGTGGTTCAGTGGTTTTATTTGCTTCAACTATCTCTGTTCCAGCAGATGCTACTTTGGTTCTTATTGATAAGAACTCAGGCATCTATCTTGAAGAAGGAGATATCTTAGAGGGTGGTGCAAGTGCTAACTCAGACTTAACTTACACCATTAACTACGAAGAACTAGATGACGCATAAGGAGTACAAATATGGCTCATTTTGCAGAACTTAATAAAAGCAACGAAGTATTACAAGTAATAGTAATATCTAATGAAGATGTAAATGCTAATGGCGGAGACTTATCTGTCGAAGCAGAAAATTTTGTAGCAACCTTAGTGCCACATCAAAACGGTGGCAATCAATGGAAACAAACCTCATATAACGATAGTTTTAGAAAACAATATGCAGGTATAGGTTTTACCTACGATGCCACTAAAGATAAATTTGTATCTCCTCAACCTTATTCTTCTTGGTCGTTAGATGATAACGATGATTGGCAAGCACCAGTTCCTTACCCAACAATCAAAGAAATAAACAGTTTACCAGTTTCTATATTTTGGGATGAATCCAATTTAAGATGGAAAGGACAAACTTTTAATACCACAACTAATCCTTGGACTGAAACCGACTATATATGGGATGCTTCCAGTAGAGCTTGGAATGAGGTCTAGTTATGGCTAGTTCTAATGGCGGAGTAGTTGGTGTAGATAATCCCCCTGTTGCACAACCAGCAGTTATAACAACTTTTAATGCAAGTGCCAATCTAACTACAGCACCCTATACAACATCAGTACAGTATGTGATTGTTGCAGGTGGAGGAGCAGGCGGTGCAAACGGAAATGGTTCAGGTGGCGGAGGTGCAGGCGGTTATCGTAGTTCAGTCCCTGGTGAAGCATCAGGTGGTGGAGCATCCGCAGAATCTTTAAGTCCAGTTTCAGGAAATACAGTTTATCCAGTTGTTGTTGGAGCAGGTGGAGCAGGAACAACATCTGATGGAGCAAGAGGCTCAGTTTCAAGTTTTAATGGTGTAGTCTCTACTGGTGGTGGTGGCGGAAGTTTTGTTGGTCCCGAAAAACCTGGAGGTTCAGGAGCAGGTGCTTCGTATTCAACAAGTGGCGGATCAGGAACTTCAGGTCAAGGCTATCCAGGTGGTTCATCATACTATAATGGTGGTGACAACAATGGTGGTGGTGGCGGAGGTGGAGCAGGTGCAGCAGGAACAAGTAATCCTGGCGCACTTGGACCTGGATCATCACCACCACAAAGCGGATATCCTGGTGGAGATGGCGTAGCCTCATCTATTACTGGCTCACCTGTAACAAGAGCAGGTGGCGGAGGAAGTACAGGAAGATTTACAAATAATGGAAATCCTGGTCAAGGCGGAGCAGGTGGCGGAGGCGATGGAGCCGAACCAGTCTCAGGAACAGCAGGTGCAGGAACTGCCAATACTGGCGGTGGCGGTGGTGGAGAAGATGGTGCTGACGGAACTGGAACTGGGGGTAACGGTGGTTCAGGCGTAGTTATCATTAAAGAACCTGACGCAGGATACAAAGTATCAGGAATATGGGATATGAACGCTCTTTACGATAATGTAAAAGCAGGAACATGGACAAGTTAAAATGCCTAGATTAATCGGAGCAGCACAAGCAGTAACTTCAGGAACTCAAGCAGAGCAAATTACCACATTTAATTCTACTGGTACTCTTAATACTCAAACATATACAACATCTGTTACCTATCTTATAGTTGCAGGCGGTGGAGCAGGTGGCAGTACCAATGATGGCGGTTTTAATCAAGGAGGTGGCGGAGGTGCTGGTGGATTTAGAACAGGTCCAGCACCAGTCACAGGTGGATCACCTTATCCAATAGTTGTTGGAGCAGGCGGAGCAGCCAGTGCAGGAAGTTCTGCATCGGGTTCAGATTCCTCAGCAGTGGGAATTACATCAACAGGTGGTGGGTATGGTGCTTACAATTCTAATCCTGCTGCTGCTGGTGGCTCAGGTGGCGGTGGTGGTAATTATATAGGAGACAACTCAGGTGGAGCAGGAACACCTGGACAAGGATTTCCAGGCGGAACTTTGCCAGGCAATATACCTGGAGATAATGTTGGAAGTGCTGGCGGTGGTGGTGCTAGTGAGGCTGGTTTTTCAAGAGGCGAGCCGCCTTCACCTACACCTGCAAATGATACAGGTGGTTATGGTGGTGATGGCTTACCCTCAACAATTACAGGCTCAGATGTAACTTACGCTGGCGGTGGTGGTGCAGGAGCTTTCCATCCTGGGTTTGGCGGTGCTGGTGGAGGTGGAGGTGGTGGAGGACATCCAACTAGTGGTGGACCAGTAACAGTACGCCAAGGCGAACCAGGAACAGCGAACAGAGGCGGTGGTGGCGGAGGTATTTACGCATACCCAGGTGCGACTGACTCGGGTGGAGCAGGTGGTTCAGGTATAGTCGTTATTAAAGAACCATCGGTTGATTTTGTAGTAGCATCAAGTGTATGGGATTTAAGACAAGTTTTTAGACAAGTCAAAGCTGGTGATTGGACAAATTAACCAACCTTTCTTTTAAAACACATCTAAACTATACTGATTTCTTAAGAGAGAGAAGATGAATCTAAAATGGTATTATTGGTATTTTCAATCAGTCATCCCTGAGAGAATATGTGATGAAATTGTTCGTTATGGCAAAGAACAAGAAAAACAAATAGCTCTTACGGGTCATGCTAATAGAAACAATCTAACTAAGCTAGAACTTAAAAACATTCAAAAGAAACGCAAGTCTGATGTTGTATGGATGTCAGAAAGATGGATATACAACGAAATACAACCTTACATACACCAAGCTAATTACAACGCAGGTTGGAATTTTGATTGGGATTGGTCAGAAGAGTGTCAATTTACTGAATACAAAAAAGGTCAATTTTATGATTGGCATTGTGATTCATGTGAAGAACCTTACGACAGTCCTGAAAATTTAAATGCACATGGTAAATTAAGAAAACTCAGCATGACTGTATCGCTAACTGACCCTGAAGAATACGAAGGTGGTGATTTAGAGTTTGACTTTAGAAACACAGACCAAGGCTCACAACCAAGAATATGTGAAGAAATTAGAAAAAAGGGTAGCGTAATTGTTTTCCCATCTTTTGTTTGGCATAGAGTCAAACCTGTTACCAAAGGAATACGACACTCCTTAGTGTGTTGGAATTTAGGATACCCATTTAGATGAGCTTTAAGAAAAATAAATACCAAGTAATTAAAGGTGCTATATCAACAGAGTTAGCAGATTTTTGTTATCAATACTTTTTAAATAAAAGAGCAGTAGCAAGACATTTGTTTGATGATAAGTTTTTATCTCCATATACAACATATTTTGGAGTATGGAATGATGCACAGATACCTGAAACTTATTCACATTACGCAGATATAGTAATGGAAACTTTATTGCAAAGAGTTAAACCTGTTATGGAAGAACAATCAGGAGTTAAACTGACTGAAACTTATTCATACGCAAGAATCTATAAAAAAGGTGATGAGTTAAAAAGACATACAGATAGATACTCATGCGAAATATCTACTACCATGCACTTAGGCGGAGATGAGTGGTCAATTTTTTTAGAGCCATCGGGTGAAGAAGGCAAAGATGGTATTGAAGTTAAGTTAGAAGTAGGTGATATGTTAATGTATCGTGGTTGTGAATTAGAGCATTGGAGAGAACCATTTAAAGGAAAAGATTGCGGACAAGTGTTTTTACATTACAACGATGCTAGCGGTAAAAATGCAAAAATTAATAAATTTGACAGTAGACCTATGATTGGATTGCCTGGTTGGTACAAAACAAATGGTTGAAGTCTTTGACTGCCCTTACATATCTAAAGCAAACAATAAAAAATTTCAACAAGATTTAATTAAATACACTAAAGAAACTAAGTGTTGTGAAAAAGAAAATTGCAACCACCCAAAAATACAAAGCGACTTAAAAATAAATCAAGCTTTTTCAGTTATTGATGATTCTATCAACAATCTTTTTAAAACTTACTTAGGTGCAGATAATTTTATATTTACTAAAAAAAATGTATGGGGTTATTACGCATCTAAAGACTCACAATTGCAAAGTGTTGTTCACAACCATATGTTTAAAAAACAAAAAGGTTTACAGCTTTCTGCTGTAATGTATATAACGCCAACAAAACTAGGTACAGATTTTACAGAATTTAAAATAAAGCCTGAAATAAACAAATGGTATCTTTGGCACTCAGGCCTATTTCATAAACCTGAAGATGGAGTAACACCTAAAGATAGAATTGTTTTAGCTTTATCTAGCGTAATTAGTATATAATTTTAAAAAAACTGAGGTAACGCAGTATGGAAATATTAATACCACTAGCAATAATTGCAGTAATAATGGGATGGTCTGTAAAAAAATTCAAACCTGAACTTTGGGATCAAGTAGTTTCTAAATTTAAAAAATAATATGATTTGGTGCAACAATGGACAAGGAGCAAAAACAGCATGATAGCTTAATAGTCTGGTCGGCTATTGGGTTTTTAATAACTTTGGTTATTGGTTTGTCTGTAAATGTTAGCGCCCAATCTTCTCAACAGTCTGGTACAGCCTGCGTCAACGGTACGCAATATTGCGAAAACAATAGCTTGGATACAGTCAATACGACTACGACTACCAATACCAACACAAATACCAACACTAATCAAAATACTAATACGAACACCAATACGAATTCTAATACCAACGTATCGACTAATACGAATAATTCAACTAATACAAATTCCAATACGAATGTTTCGACCAATTCAAATACAAATGTAAATACTTCGACCTCGAATAACACCAATACGAATAACAACGTCAATACTTCGACCTCTAATTCAACGGTTAATTCAACCGTTAATCAAAATGTTACAAATACTAATAATTCGACTTCGACCAGCTCTAATACGAATCAAAATACCAATATTAATCAGTCAACCTCAGAATCAAATGTCACAACCGATAATCGAAACGTAAACGAAAATAATACTAAATCTGATAATACAAACCGAAATATTAACGAATCTAATTCTACTCAAACAATTAATCAAAACGTCAAGAGCAAAGCTCCTCCAGCTTCTGCGATAGCCCCAAGCATTATGTCCTATTCGCAAGATCTTTGTACTGTAGGCCGCTCTGGTGCGTTCCAGGGACAAGTATTTGGCTTCTCTACAGGAGCTACCGTAACTGATGAGAATTGTGAACGGTTAAAACTATCTAAGTATCTTTACGATACTGGTATGAAAGTGGCCAGCGTTAGCATACTTTGCCAAGATGAAAGAGTATTTAAGGCTATGGAGATGGCTGGCACTCCTTGTCCTTACAGAGGCAAAATAGGAGCAGAAGCAACTTTGGCTTGGGCTGAAAACAAATCTAAAAGACCAGACGCTAAAGAACAAGAAAAGTTATTTATAAAAAAATGCACACATGATTCAAATCCCAACAGAGAAAAAATAAACAAAGACGTTGTTGGCGCAGTTAAAGTTATATATACAAGAAAAACTAAAACAAGCAAACAATGCAAAAAAGAATTTTATGCTACGCAGTAGCTAGTCTGCTATCATTTAGTGTATATGGACAATACACTTATGAATCAGGGCAAGACTTATATCACTTGCAAACAAACGCCAACAACTTCGAGGGCGAGTTAGCATACGAGGTAGTAGACGATGGTATTTCTCCCGCAATTGATCTTTCTTTTAATTTTACTTTTTATGGCTCTACATTCAGCCAAGCGAGGATGGCTACCAATGGATGTCTCCATTTTGGCGCTAGTGGTAGCTACTGTAATGATTACACTCCTGACCCTATTAACGGACAACACACCTATACCATATACGCTTTTTGGACCGACTTAATAAGAGATAGCAGCTCTCGTATGAAGTCTTGGGGAGACTCAAGCAAGATGATTTTTGGTTGGTACGATCTTAGAGAGTACAACAGAGCATCAGACAATAGTTTTGAAATAATACTTTGGAACAATAACTCGTTTGATCTTCGTTATGGCCATCTAGATATTATTAATCATGATGTTCTTATAGGTGAAGTAGGATCTAAAAAAGAAGACTCATACACTTATTACTACCATGATGAATGTAATACAGGCTCAACCAACTCTAGCACTTGTGTAAATATTGATTGGAATAGCTCAGATAAAAATACTAATTTAGAAAATGGTGGGTCTTTGTTTGGTTGGGGATCTGGCAGCGGTATTGATTGCAGTAACCCTTTAAATGATTCTAGTTGTAGCGGTTATGCAGATGCTTTATTAACGCAACAATGTAATATAAATTCTCTTTATGATGAGTCTTGCCCCTATTATTGGGACGCATACGATGATCAGCAATGCGATTTAGATCCTCAGTATGGGCCGTTCTGCCCTGGTTATACGCAACAAGAAGATATAGGTTACTTTCAAGAAGATCAATTTGATTACGGTTATGAAGAAGAAGAGCAGTTTGGTTATGAAGAAGAGCCTATATTTGAAGAGTTTGTATTTGAGTTTGATGAGCAGCACTTTGAAGAACAAGAGTTTATGTTTGAAGAAGAAATAATCTTTGAAGAAATGTTTCGTCAAGATGAGTTTGTAGATCCATTTCCCTTAATACCAGACTTTGAAATGCCACGTGAAGAAATATTTATTCCTGTAGAAGATTTAATTATTGAAGAGTTTATTTTTCAAGAAACATTTTTAGTAGAAGATTTTAGAGAGCCTGAAACTTTTATTGAGTTAGAAACTATTGAAGAATTAGAAGAATGGTTTGAGGAAGAAACCAGAAGAGAGGAAGAGGTTGCAATATTAGAAGACCCAGAGGAAGAGTTTATAGAAGAAATTTTTGAGGAAGAGGCCGTTGAGGAAGTTTTTGAAGCTATAGAAGAAAGATTGGCTGAAGCTGAAATAGAAGAAGAAAGAATAGAAAGAGAAGAGACTATAGAAGAAGATGTATTTGAAGAAGAGTTTCAAGTTGCTGAAAGAGAAAATACAAAAGGTGAAAGCTCAATTAGTAGAGAGGTTGCTCTTAGGGTGGTTGCATCTACAATAAGAACCGCAAATCAGAGTGTTAGCGGTACTAACGCTGGCAATTCTATACATGCTACAGGCAATAGCGTAGCTGCTGGAAATGCCGTAAGTAACTCATCTACCGCTGGTTTTAGTACCAGTAGTTCACCCAGCATGTCAGATCAGTTTGCATCATCTACAGCTCAAACCAATCAAGTTCTTAATATGAGCAGTATGTCTGTATCAGATGCTTCTTTTAGTTCAACAACAACGGGAACAGAAACGGTAACAACAGAGGTAGCAGTTGCTAACGTAACAACAGAAACAACGCAAGATCAGATGGATACGTCTATTGAATCTGTTGATTCTGACTCAGAAACTACCGTTGAAAATATTATTGCTCAAAACTTGCAGACAGCTCAAGAACAAGTTGCAGCTAAACAAGAAGAAACTGGAGAATATGGTTCAGAAAACGCTATTATAGCGGTTATGGGCTTTTTGCCAGGTTTTAATAGTTACAGAGCAGTAAACATACCTGAAAAAGAATTTTGGTATGAACCAAAAAGCATTTATACTAATAGCAACCTTTCAGATAATACTGCGGCTTTTTATGAGCTAGCAGGACAAAGTATAGAAACTTTGACTGAATTAAAAAAATTACAGCCAGCATTATAGGAGATTGAAATGAATTGGTTTGAAAACAAAACAACGCAACTTATAGCGCTTGTTGGTATTGTTACAACACTCGCTGGCTTTGGCTATCAAGGCGCTCAGTATGTTAATAGATTAGATAACCTAGAAGCTCAAATAGGCGGTATAGGTGATACCGAACAAAAACAAAAGGTTATTGAAGAAAGATTTGCAGGTATAGAAAAGTCTGTACAGTATTTAGAAAAACAAATAGACGGCATTTCTGTTCCAGATGTAACTGAAATAAAAACAGATATAGCTACTATTAAAGCTGACATTCAATCTTTAAACAAAGAAGTGGATAAGATAGAAGCAAAAATAAATGATAAAAATCCATTAGCGGGGTAATTATGAAATTTGGTTTAATTAAAAATGTAGTAGGAGCGCTTGCTCCAACATTAGGATCCGCATTAGGTGGTCCGTTAGGTGGTCAAGCAGCATCTGTTATTGCTGGTGTGCTTGGCTGTCAAGCAGATCCCAAATCTATTAACAAAGCCATTCAAGCAGCTACTCCAGAACAAATGCTAGAACTTAAAAAAGCTGAACAACAGTTTGAAGTTCAAATGAAAGAGCTAGATGTAGATATATTTAGGTTAGAAACAGTAGAAAAACAAGATGCTAGAAAAAACTTTAGCAAAGATTGGACTGCTAGAATTATGGGTATTGCTGTTGTTGGTGGGTTTATGGGTTATATATTTTTAGTAACCTTGCAACCACCTGAGCAAAACTCTGAAGCTTTAATTAATTTAGTGTTAGGATATTTAGGTGGGTTGGCTTCAGCAGTTATATCGTTTTACTTTGGAGCATCCAATACGGGTGATAAAAAAGATGGCGAATAGAAATACAGTACAATCTGTTGCATCAGACTTAAAATCGCATGAGGCAAAATGTGAGGAAAGATGGAAAACTATATTCAAAGAAACAGCAGAAATAAAACAAGAAATGAACGATCTAAACAAAACCCTAAGAATAGCAATGTTTGGAACTTTTGGTTTTTTAGGAACTTTATTCATCGCTTTTGTAACAATCGTATTCGGAAACTAATGCATACTTCAGACGAAGGCTTCGAGCTTATAAAAAAATTTGAAGGCTGTGAGCTTGAGGCATATAAATGTGCTGCGGGGGTTTGGACTATAGGATATGGCCATACCAAAGATGTACAAGAAGGTGATAAGTGGACTGAAGAAAAAGCAGACTTTATGTTATGGCGTGAGCTTGATGACGAGTATGAACATTATGTTAATTCATTAGTAACTGTTCCGATGAATCAATCCCAATTCGATTCTTTGGTTTCTTGGACATACAACTTAGGACCAAATAATTTAAAAAGATCTAGCATGCTTAGAGTTTTAAATGAAGGTAAATATGATGAGGTTCCTGCTCAAATGAAAAGGTGGAACAAAGCAAAAGGCAAAGTTTTAGCTGGTCTTACAAGAAGAAGAGAGGCTGAAGCTTTGATGTTTGAGGGTAAAAGCTGGGAACACATATAAAATGGGTTTACAAAAAACATTATTCAAACCAGGAGTAAACAGAGAAGGAACTGATTATAGTAACGAAGGCGGTTGGTTTGATATTAATCTTGTAAGATTTAGAAAAGGCTTGCCAGAAAAATTTGGCGGTTGGGCAAAAGAAAATTTTAATACTTTTTTAGGAACTTGCAGAGCTTTGCATTCTTGGGTGGCTTTGGGCGGAACTAAATACTTAGGTTTAGGTACAACTTGGAAATACTATATAGAGGAAGGATCTTCTTTTAATGATATCACCCCGATAAGATCTACGACTAGCGCTGGAGACGTTACTTTTTCTGCATCCAATGGTGATGCGACAATTACTGTCGCTGATACAGCCCATGGAGCAGTTGCTAATGACTTTGTAACTTTTTCTGGAGCAGCTTCTCTTGGCGGCAATATTACTGCTACGGTACTTAATCAAGAATATCAAATAGCAACAATCGTAAATACTAACTCTTATACAATAGAAGCCAAGGATACTAGCGGAGATACTGTAACAGCAAACGCAAGTGACAGCGGCAATGGAGGAGGCTCTACAGTTGGAACTTATCAAATAAATGTAGGTCTTGATGTTTACGTTCCTGGAACTGGGTGGGGGCTAAATGGATGGGGCGAAGGAACTTTTGGTTCTGTTACTGCTTTATCTGTTACCAATCAGTTAAGACTTTGGACTCATGACAACTTTGGCGAAAACTTAATTATGAATGTTAGGGGTGGCGGCATTTATCAATGGACTGAAAACAATGGCGTTACAACAAGAGCTGTTGACATGTCTGGAATGGCTGGTGCTAATTTAGTGCCTACGGTTGGTTTACAAGTTATTACTTCAGAAATTGACAGACATTTAATTGTTTTGGGCGCTGATCCAATT